AGCGTAGGATTTGCCAATTCCTGTGCCGCCGACGATCGTGATGATCTTTAGGTCGTCGCGACGCGGCGGCGGCGCGAGCGCAGCGAGCTTTAAGCAACCGCTTGCGTACTTGAGGAATACAGCCGGGTCGACGAGGCGGATGTCGCCGGTCTTCAAGAGCAGCTCAGCTGCCTCGTGAAGATCCGTGCGCTCTCCCTGCTTAGGCAACGAACCGAGTTCCCAAGGTCCCGAGATCCGTCCATCCGCCTTCGTGCAGTAGGACTTGTTCTGCTCTGCGTTTCCTTTCGCGACGAAGAGCGCAGCGCGGTCGAAGACGTGAAAGGATTCGCCTTCCGCAGTTTTGCACACGATCTTTTGCAGCCACGACCTCCGTTGCGGCCTCTGGAGAGTGATGTAGCCCTGCAGATGCGGCGTACCTTGCTCTCCGCGTTCCAACTGATAGACGAGGTATTTTACGCCTTCAACCAACCCGTCCGGGAAGAGAATCGACCTGGCCGGGTTGTTGATGGTGAAGCACCAAGCGCGCGACGACGCACTTCTCTCTGGAGGGGCGGCGACAGCAGCCACGACAGCCATGTAGCTCTTACAAATTTTTCACAACAAAATGAAAAATTGGTCACAGTTGCGCGAATCACACAGCCCACGTCATCCGCTTGTGTGCACGAAAGTTAAACAAACGACTATGACTCATGAATGACGCCAGCGTGACGTCAGAATGACGTCCAATTTACGTCACCAAATTTTTCATGAGTGATAGGAAGCAGACCCCACCAATCGGAAAAGAAGCCGAGGGCGAAGCCCAACTTGTCTTTTAAAGACTTTCCTCTTCAGTAACAACCTTGTCGGCTTCACCGATGGTGCGGAGAATGAGCGAGCGCCAGCTCGCTGCGCGGTGGTCGTCGGCCAACGCGCACCAGAAGATTGGACCTTGTTCGACGTTCGAGTAACCACCAACGGTGCTTGAGTGAAGCGACAGATTGTGCGAGAGCCTGTGCGAGTAATCTATTTCCTCTCCTTCCAGAGAGGAAACTAGATAGTGTCTGTCGCTGAGCTTTATCCAATCGCTTTGGATCGGCGTAGCGATCGACGGCGTAGGCGTGCCGAAGACCGACGAGCACGTAGCCCGACTCCAAAACTGGCCTTCTCCGCCTTCCTTTGGTTGAACGATGCACACGCGGACGATCGTTGAACCCGGTTGATTCATGTGCAACACTCCAGCGTATTCGACGCGCCGGTGCATGAACACCCAGTTTGCGTCGCCGCTCGGCAGACGCAAACGGTTCATCACCCAAAAGACCGGGTCGACAACAACGTCTTCGCTGAGAAGACTTTTGCTCGCGGTCGTCAGCATGTCACTCCTTCAAATTTTTCACAACAAAATGAAAAATGGGCGACAGTTGCTTAGTGACGTGTCCATCGGTTGTGACAAAGATTTACAAATCTAACAGATTCGTAAATCTAGCCAAGGGCGAAGCCCTATTTATAGAAGTGGCGGATAATATTACCCGCCACTTCGTCACACTTCGTCACAAATTACAATTGCGGTGACAATTGTAACGAATACGACTGAACACAGTGAAGGAGCCTATTCGCCGAAAGGGACATGTTCAGATGAAACATTTTACTTTAAAAGCAGAATTAGCAAAGCAATTCTGCTTAAAGTAAAAAACAACGAGTTTCATCCAGCTAAGCAAAGTGATCTTTTCCGTATGTCGGCTCTTTCTTCGTCTACTGCTTCAGAGCCAGCGAGCTCCGCTGTTGTGGCGGCGACAGCGCCGTCTGTCGCCGCCGCAGCAGCAGCCGACGTTGCCAGCGGGGGAAGAGGACTTGGACCGATGGCAAGCGCCATTGACGAACTGACCAATGGCGCGCCATTGGGAGAGACAGAAGTGGGCAAGGCTTGGTGCTTAAAAGCCTTGCATCCCGCAGACACTTCTGTCCTCAGTTCGCCAATGCCCACTTACGAGACAAGGTCGATTGCAAGTGTCGCCTTCCAACAGCTTGATTTGCTGACAATGCCCTCGGGCGGGGCATGGGATCCGACTAAGACTTGGAACTGCACGATTTGGTTGCACCGCGATCCCTGCTTCCTTGCGTCTTACCGTATTGAGCAGCCGGGCATCTTCGGTGCGAACGGTATTCTGTTTAGTAAGCAGATCGGCGGAGCGACCACTTATCCACTTGCGTACCAAGCTCTGCGGACGAACTGCGAAAAGTTTCGCATGACGTCCCAGAGCATCACTTGCTACTTCGATGCAGCTTCCCAGTCTGACCAAGGTCACATTGTCGCCGCACAGACCGAGCTCCCTCGCGTCTGTGCACCGAGTTGGCGTGAAGCGGGCCCGATTAACGACAACGCGGTGACAATGGCGACCACGTTCTACCAGGATCCCGTGCCCACGTACGAACAGATGTTGCAGACTTCGCGCGCCTACCAAGGCAAAGCCTCGGAAGGCGTGTATTGCCCTTCGAAGATGCTCAACATCGGGCAGTGGATCTTCACAAATCAAGCGTACAAGCTCATCGGCAGTTCACCACCTACTGCCCCTGGAGGTGGTGTTATGCCCTTTAACGCTTACGCTCAAACGCAGTTTGAGGCCGATGAGCCCGCGGCGAACTTTGCAAACACCTTTCCTTATGCCGGTATCCAGATGGTGTTCGCCCAGGCAGACACCAGTCTGACCACCATCTACATCACCGGCATTGCCCCCACTTCGTCTCTGCGGCTTACCACTCGGTGGACGCTCGACCTTACTGTGCGTCCAGGTACCGTGTATGCCCCCTTTACACGGACACCTCCAACGGCCGATTACCCTGCCCTCAGGATGTACACCGAGATTTCGAGGCGGATGCCCGACGGGCATCCGTCGAGGTTCAACAATCTCGGTGCCATCCTTGGGGTCATCGGAAAAATCGCGACTCAATTGGCTCCTGCGATCATTCCCAAACTTGGCGAGTTTATCAAAAATCGCATCATCCAGCGCCGGAAATCAGGAAAGACATCCGCACTGGAATTGCTCAGTCCTTTGACTGGAGCACAGTACAGTCGGATGAATCAGCTGACTGCTGCTCCAGCTGATGCTCTTTCCGAGGCCGACAGGGCCGAACTCGCCCAGCTGCAAGCTGGCGGGATTCGGACAAGTGTGGATCCCTACACACTGTTTGGCGGCATTCCAGGCGCGCTCATGACAGCAGCAAGATCGTACCCCCGGTACAAGCGAGCGCCAGCCGTCGTGCCAGCAGACGCGGTTATGGCAGTGCCAACCGTGGCACCTGCCAGAAGGCGCCGCGCAGCAAGAACAATTGCAGCCCCCAGCAGGAAGAGGCGTCGCTCCTGAAAACACAAAAACCAACGGTTTTTCCCAAAGGGTTTTCATCGTTGGTTAACTTTCAAACAGAAACAAGCAACTTGTGAAAACTGTCTGAAAGATCAGTTTTGTTCAAGGGTGAGGTGCGTACCACGATGGGCTGTGTGGTTCGTCCGGCGGAACTGTGTCTGCGTCGTCTCTCACATCATTGGTTGTGATGTGAGCCACGGCGCGCTTGAGCCGCGGTGCTTCCTCGTCATCAGAGGAGACAAGGATCGGCGTACACGGCCGAGCCACGTCTGCAGGCTCTTCTTCGTCGACTGGCGCCGCGGCAGCGGCGACAGGCGCAGCAGCGGGATCGTCGACCTTGATGATCCCAGCTGCCCTGAGCATCGACAGACGTTGATGAAGAGCATCGCGCGAATCAACGTGGATGTAGCGTGGTCCATCTGGGAGCGGAGGCACACAGACTGGATTACCTACATCCAGGCGGCGACGTAGTGCTGCAAACTCTGCATCACGCGAACCGTCATCATTACGATACCACGCCTCGGGGTTGTAGTTCGACGTGATGAAGACAATCGTGAACCGAGCAGGAACAAGTCCGCCCTTTATCTCCAAGCGAAGCGGATACGGATCGAGAATTTGAAGCATCTTCTGCAGTTGCACTTGACCTTTGAACTCTTCGAACAACACCGCGCGTTGACCGGTGTATCCGTCCCACCAAAGCCCGCTGTTCCCCATGTTTACGACATAAATGTCGGGAAACATGGCGTGAACAGCGTAGGATTTGCCAATTCCTGTGCCGCCGACGATCGTGATGATCTTTAGGTCGTCGCGACGCGGCGGCGGCGCGAGCGCAGCGAGCTTTAAGCAACCGCTTGCGTACTTGAGGAATACA